GGTGGAGGACGTTCTCGAAATCATCCGCGATAATGGAAACCCCTGTGCCGAATGCGCCAAGCTCGCCATACATCGAATGAAACGCGCGGTAGGTGTTCGACCGCGCGAAAATATCGCGCATCAACAAGGTACACTGGTTCAGCCAGATTTTTACCGGGGTGAATTTAGCCAGGTCTGCATCCGCCGTCGATAGTCTAAACCAGGGGCGCGCGGGACTCGTCATGCCCGACATCATGCCGGCGCTCAATACCCGTAGGGCGCGTGTCCCGGTGTTGTCGTATATGGCATTATGCCGCTTGAACCCGCGATTTCGGTCTTGGACGAAGTACCGGCCAGAGCGCGGCAGCAGGACCTCCGTTATCTCCCGCCAATGGCCGATCCAGCTAGATCGCTCCGTCTTGAGCCGTGCCCAGCGTTGTTGTAGCTTCGTAATGTCCGGGCGATTATCAGCCATTTAGCCCCCTAACAAGGTTGTCTTGCCCAGGGTCAGCTTACTGGGGTCCACACCCGTGCCGCCGGTCAGCAACGTGCCGCCCTGCCCGCCCTGCGCCGCGCGTTTGTTTTCCGAGATGATCGTAGCCGTGTCAGGCTGGCGTTGGTTGGCGCGGTTGATTTGCTGGCTCTGCTGGTCGAAGGACTGCCGACTCTGGGCCAACTGGGCCGATAGCGCGGATTGCTGCGCGGAGGCTTGGGATTGCGACTGCTGCAAGAGGGCATCCGATTGTTTCTGCTGCTGAGCCAGGGCTTCCTGTTGCGCCTTCAATTGGGCGTCGTAGGCCGCCTGTTGAGCGGTAGATGCGTCCTGATAGGCTTTCAGTTGGTCGGTCTGGGCTTGGGACTGCTGCGCCAGGGCGGCATTCGCCTCCTGCTTCTGCTGTGCCATGGCGTCTTCTTGCGCACTGGAGGCCCGCTCCCCCGAGTAAACGGAATACGCTGTACCAACCACAGCCGCCGCTGCCGCCACGCCCGCCGCAGTTATCCCAGACATTTACGCGCCTCCGATTCGTGTTGTGAGCCTATCGGCCTCATTGGTAAATTCACTTTCCGCCTCCTCAACCGTCCTGGCCTGCGTCGGGAACAGCATAGTCAACGCGGTATCTGTATGGGTTATAAATGCTTGTTTCCGGCCTGCGGCCGCCTCGACCACGTGGTATCCCGTCAGCCGGGCGGGGCCGTCCCCGGTGTCCACCGTAACATCCCCCGAGACAATAAGCACCGTGGCCAGGCGGATGTAGGCGCCAGTTACGATTACACCGGCCGGGATGCGCGCGGTGCGCGCGTACATCCCCGCGTGCAGCACGTGCTCAATTGGTACTTCCACCTGCGGTAGGGCGCGCACCGCGTGCTCCAGGGCGCGCACCTTGCCGATGGCTTCGAGCGTCATGGGCCGAATGCTGAGTTCCTGAGTCATTGCAACGCCTTGAAGTAGACTCGGTTGGTCTCTCTGTACCCAAGCATCGGGGCCGCCCGCTCAAGGCTACCACCCGTCGGCGCGCTAATCAGGAAACCTACCGCGCCAAGTTCGCGCGCTTTGGCCTCCGCGGCATCCATCAGCCTCTTGCCTGTGCCTCCTTTGCGCGCTGCAGCCGAGACAAACCATGATTCCGTCGTGGCCGCTAACGCGCTGTAATGCGGGAGCAATGACACCAGCATAGCCAGGAATCCAACAAGGTGGCCGCCACGGTATGCGCAAAACACGTGTATATGCCCCGCCGCTTCCAGAGCCAAGTAGGTGTCAACGTGCATCGCCGGCGGTGGCATGCCATCGATGCTCGATTCCGCCGCGTATTCCCGCATGAGCGCGGGAAAATCCGTATCCGCGATCATGTCCGCAAATCGGCGAGCTTCGATTCTGGTGGGAGCAATGGCATCCATGGCGAGGCAGGATACCCGCGGGCGGAAGAGCTATCCGGACACGCCCGAGTAGGGGTCGTATTCTCGGCGCCCGCGCCGCGATGCCAAGGCCAGCATCGTATCGCGCTTTGGGGTATCCATCAGAGCCAGGACGTACGCGCTTCCGTAGTCCGGAGAACGGCCAATTCTCGATACAATTTCCTCTCGGCTGGCCACTTGGAGCGTGGAGCCGGACAGTTCCCACGTAGGCGCGCACAGGTCGGCGAGCAGCCGACTGTCCGGCGGAAGGGCGATGCCCGTATTGTTCGCCGGGTCGAGGGCCTCGCGCATGCGCCACCACAATTCGGAGCGGAGATTGCGGAACCGAAGCCGGCCAGATTTATCCGTGCCGCATGCCGACTCCGCTACGTTGACGCCTATTACGTGCTGGTTGGCCTGGCGCAGAAAATCGTAGGGCGAGGATCCTACCCCGATGACATCAATGTGCATTGTGGCTCGGTCTCGGACAGCGGCGATGGCCTGCCCGGCGACCGTCGGGCCATCCGGCGTAGCCGAACCTGGAAACACGATTGGCTGGTCGAACCACATGCCATGCCGCCGCGCGTATATGGTGCTGTCCCGGCCGCCGCGCGCCACGTCGATACCCAGACTATCCATTTCAGGGAGCCTGTCGGGCAGCGTCCAGCGGGCCATAGCCACCTCAACCCATCGGGTCGGTATGACTTGCCACGGGTCATCCTCGATGCCCGCCTGGAAGTCGCCATTGAGCATCTGGCTGCGCAGCGGCTCAGGGAGCGATTGCAACGTGGCCATGTAGCCCGTGCCAACGAGGTGCGGATTGTCCGTTACCCGCGCCGGAACGAAAGTACGGGAGAGCGGAATAACAATCTCCTCCGGCGTGTATTCCGCCGGGTCGAAGGCGTAGACCCGCTCGCCATCCACAAGGACGAACCGGCGCCGGTCTGGCACCTCGACATCCTTTCCGTCTATTGTGGCGAACCAACGCAGTTCTCCAGGTTTGGCGGGGTCCGGATGCTTCGGATCGAGCCAAGGCGCGAAGAATGCGATCACCCAACGACCATGCGCGGAGGTCGGCGGATTGAATGTCAGCAGGGCCTGGCACCGTTGGCCCGGCGTGGTTGTGCGCAGCCAGCCGAGTAGAAAACGTACCTGCGATTCACGCATATTGGCCGCTTCGTCGAACACTAGCAGATCATGCGGTCGGCCCTGGTATTTGCGCTCATCCCCCGGATTGGGAAACGAGCCAAGCTCCACCTGTACCGGCGCGCCATCGGCGCGCACAGTGCGCCAGATGTTTTCCTTGCCGTTGAAGCCATCGCGTCCGCCAAGCAGCTCCGTGAGCCGGTCGTTCACGCCAGAAAGCTCGGTTCCATTGAGCCGAAAGATACCAACCTTGCGGTGCTGAGTGAGGGCCTTGCCACAGGCCAGGTCGGTCTTGCCACCGCCCGCCGCGCCGCCATAGCCGATCACATCGGCGGTGGAGTAATACGCGAGGGATTGGGGGCCTGGCAAAGGCCGCCAGAGAGGCGAGAAGGAGGCCAGGAGGCCATCCAGGGTGGCGCGCTCTTCGGGGCTTAGGTATCCGAGGAGAGCGGCGTCAAACAAGGTCGGCTGCGTCATCCTCGGCGGCTGCGTCATCCTCGGCGGCGGCGGCGGCTTTACGCGCAGCCGCAACGCCCAGGAGGGCGGAAACCCTCGCGGCGCGCTCGTGGTCTGAAAGCGAAATCGGGCCGCCATCTGGACCCGACATCTCCACGGCCTGGCGGTCGCCGTACTTCTTGGGATTCCACTTAGCCAGCAACTTCAGGCGCATTTCCGCGCGCAGTTTCGATCGCTGGACGTGCTCTCCGTTGAGTTTCCAGCCAGTTGGCTGGCCGTTCTTGCCCAAGGCTTCCATCCAGTCGTTGCGGGCGTCGTCGATGATTTCCAGGATGTCCTCGGCAATGGCATCCGCTCCGGTATCCCTCGCCAACGCGTATCGCGTGGCGAAATCCTTATCCGCGTTCAGCCAGTCGTAGACGGTACGCCACGCTGGCATGCCAGGCTCGCGGCAAATCTGGCGCAACGGCTCGCCATCGGCGATGCGCTGGCAAATCTGGTTCGTGAGTTCAGGGGTTTTCTGAGCAGCCATGCTCGCAGTCTACCACCCACACCCAGCCGAACGCAACAGGTCGCCGTCGGCGATGCGCGGGTTCGTGAATTCGTGGGTTTTCTGGGTAGCCATGATCGCAGTCTACCACCCACCCCCGGAGCCATCCGGACACCGAGTGCGGAACTGGCAAATGTCGAAAACGTTCGACCGGGACATCTCCATTTTTTCCGCGATCCGCCGGTAGGTCCACCCGGCATCCCGGAGCGCCCGGACCAGTTCGACATCAGCATCGCTGAATTTTGCCAGGCCGTGCCGTTCGCCTCTCGGCGTATGCTCGGCGTGATTTTTTGAATCCGCATTTTTCGACACGTTCACCTCAGCCAGGTTTTTGGTTTTTGTTTGCAAAAAATTACACGTTCGATGAATCTGCAAAAAATTACACGTTCGATGAATCTGCAAAAAATTACACGTTCGATGAATCTGCAAAAAATTACACGTT